CCGGTAAATGTAAGCACAAAATTTTGGTTAGCTCCAAAATCTAGAGTGACACTGCCAGTATTACTTGTGTCTGTATCAGTAGTTGCAATCAGCGTGCCAGTAACAGTTGCTCCTACAGGAGTTGTCTCAAATTTCTTATCATTATTGTAGTAGAGATCAACCGATCCATCGTCGTTTGCGATCAGCGCAGTTTCTGCCCCTGCCTTTGTTCTTAAAACTAGATCATCACTTGCACTGATGTATAAGTCGCCAGAACCAACGTCTTTAATGTGTGAGTCACTGCCGTCATAGAAAATTTCTAAATTATTATCATCGCCAAACAACATTTTGTCGTTGTTAGAAAGACGTATCCCAGCATCAGGGACATGAGTAAGTATTATATCTTGGTCATTACCAAATTGAATTGTAGAGGAATCTGCAAGATACAAGTCTGCCCATTCTAAATCTGTTTGACCTAACCTACCACCATCAGCAGAAGCTGGTACAAGATTTCCTGTTATACTAACACCAACTGTATCTGTTGCAAGTCTAAGATTATCGTCATGGTAAAGATTAACGGCTCCATTATGATTAAATTGAGCAAATGTTTCTGAACCAGTTTTACTAAAAAATTGAAACGTGTCAGAATATGCTAATGTGTTACCAGTGCTGTTGTCGATATAAAAATTACTACCGTTATGGTAGATTCCTGCATCACCATCTGTTCCAAATTCAGCTTTTGCGTTGTCTAAAAAACGAAGATCATCTGTTCCTGTAGGAACAACAGCAACTGTAGTGTCTGCATCGTTCTTGATAGTAATATCATAACTACTGCCCTGCCCCGTAAGGATAAGCCCTTCAGTAGAGGTATAACCAATCGCTGCATTATCACCAGCAGAGGTATCGCTTGTAGCATTTACCGTTCCGCCGCTTATGTCGCCGGTGGTCGTTATCGCTGACGATCCGTTGTCGATAGCACCAAACCCACTGGTGATCGATCCGCTGTTCAGCGCACCTGTTGTTACAATGTTGCTGCTACCCGCAGATGGTGCCGCTGCTATATCGCTAAGAACTTCCGCCGCTGATCGACCTTCAATAGCCGTACCATCGACTCGGAGAAAATCGTCGTCTGCTACATTGGTGGTGAATTTAGGAACATTGTTGTTTCCTATACCGGTGTCTAGCGTAGCTGTTGCTGTAATAGCCGTACCGTTAAGCGTCATTGCATCGGCTTCTAGAGTACCGTCGATATCGGCATTGCCTGATATATCTAGTGTTGTAGCGTCTAGTTCTCCAGCTACAGTTAAAACACCACTGGCAAGAGTCAGAAGATCAGTGTCAGAAGTATGGCCTATAGTTGTACCATCAATAATAATATTATCAACTGTAAGAGATGTAAGAGTTCCGAGAGAAGTAACATTACCTTGAGCAGCAGTAGCAAGAGTACCAGCAATTGTTCCGCCTGAAACATTAATACCAGCACTAAATACTGGTATTTGATTCATTGTGACAACACCACCGGAAGAAATAGCTATTGCATCCGTATCAGAAGCAGAACCAATATTACCCGCATTAGGAATAACAATATTACCACCAGTGGTCATTAAACCACCGCCAGTATATGCGCCGCTTACATCTACAGCACCGTTGATATCTATAGTAGTTGCATTGATTTCAATTTCTGTATCAGATACTAAATCTAAAACACCATCAGCACTTTGATGAATGTATGTTCCTGAATCACCAAATTGTAGTTGTCTTGTACTGTTGAGTAATATACCGGTATCAGCAACGTGTGTTAAGGTAACATCACCATCATCACCCAAATGAATTACTGCTGCATCACTGTCAAGATATACATCATCTCCAATTGTTAAATCACCGGAGAATACTGGCGTTTGGCTGAAAGTAACAACACCGCCAGATGAGATGGTCATAGCGTCAGTATCAGAAGCAGAACCAATATTACCAGCATCAGGAATAACAATATTACCGCCAGTAGTCATCAAACCACCACCAGTATATGCGCCGCTTACATCTACAGCACCATTAATATCTACAGTAGTAGCATTAATTTCAATTTCTGTATCTGAAACTAAGTCTAGAACACCATCAGCACTTTGGTGAATATACGTTCCAGAATCACCAAATTGTAATTGTCTTGTACTATTCAGTAATAGACCGGTATCAGCAACGTGTGTTAAGGTAACATCACCATCATCACCCAAATGAATTACTGCTGCATCACTATCCAAATATAAATCATCTGTTGCAACAACATCTCCAGTTACATTAACACCAGTGGAGGATGTTGCAAGTCTTGCTGCACTATCATCGTGGTATAATGTTACTGCGCCACCTGATACTGCACCTACTTTGTATTCACCAGCAGCATCAAGAAGAAATAGGTTTGTTCCCTTTATGTAAAACGAACCTGTTTCATCTCCTGATTCAGTAATGTAGCTGTTTGATCCATCATGGTAAATTGTTAAATCTGAACCAGTACCAAAAACTAATCTTGCACTATCAGCAAATTCTAGAGCATTATCAGAAATATCCCAAACTACGTTGTAAGAAGCACCTGTAAAAGTTACATCAGAAGCAAATGTAGAAGTACCGCTTACATCAAGGTTAGCGTTTACATCCATTAAAGTAGCATTTACTTCAACTTCATCTGTAGCATTAATATCAAGAACAGTAGCAGAAGGAGCGTTGATATATTGAGAAGCATCATTAAACTGAATAGCCATTGTGCTGTTTAACAACAATCCAGTATCAGCAACGTGAGTTAGTGTTACATCATTGTCTGCACCAAAACCTAATACAGCAGCATCGCTGTTAAGTTTTAGATCGTTACTTACAAGAACTGCTGTAGATGCGTTAAGATCAATAGTAGCTTCACCATCAATAGTAAGAACACCATCTGAACTTTGATGAATAAACGAAGTACTATCTCCAAACATAATCTTTTCTGTGGAATTAATGAGAATATCGTCGGAGAATTTAAAGTAGTCTTCATCTTCCATCCAAGCAAGAACACCATCATTTGATTCACCATCAAACGTAATGGTAATATCTGTTCCAGACGTAGCAGCACCAAATGTAAGAGTATTACTTAAAAGTTTAGCAATTGCTCCACCTTCACCGGCAGTACCGTCATGTGAGTGTCCGCTTGTTCCAAACGCTGCTAAAATAGCATCAAATTCATCATTTGAATCATCAGCATTAATAGTATCGCCTTGTGTGTAACTACTTTGTCTAGCTGAATAAGCTGTACCCATTTTTCTACATCCTTGTTCCCGGTGTAAATTCTAATTGAAATCCTTTTAACGTAATAGGTGGATTGCTTGATGTATCATCAATTTTAACAACTGCTGTAAATCCACTTCCTTCTATAGGTTGTCTAACGATTGGAAAACCTTCTGATCCATAAGCTGCTGAACCATACGTTACTCCTGTTCCTCCATACAAAGCGTGTGAAACTTGAGTAGTAAGATTGTAATTTGCTGGTTGCGGAATATCAGAATTTTCAAAATCAAATTTAACACCTAACATAAGGTCTACTTCGCCTTCTGAATCGTAGTTAACATTTATTCTTTGCATATTTTTACGAATACCCGCGTCACCTAATGTAAGATCAGGAGAACGATAAGATGCTCGTATATTAGTTCCTGCAAAAGTGTTACCACTTTCTTGTTGATATACATAGCCATCGTATCCGCCATGCACAACTACTTCATTATTACTTATATAATAAGAATCACAACAAGAAGGTTTAATTCCTTTTAAATCTGCCCATTCCCAGCCTATACCACCTTGAGGAGTTGCTTTAATAACACCTATAATACCTTTTGCTGCTTTTTCAATGCCATTTGTTGAAGGAGTAAATAAACGATATTGGCTTTTTTCTCTTATAACAACAGAACTAATTCTATCTAATATAATATCTTCAAATCTTCTTTGAATAGGTTTAGAAATAGAACCTAATTCAATATCGCCAATCCTAGCAGTACCTTGCACTGTGCGAATACCATCAGGACCGAGAAATGTTAGATCACCTCCTATCTCCTGTATGCTAAATCCATCTAAGCAGCCAATATGTCTAGAAATATTTTCTATAGCAAAAGAAGCTAATCCACTTCCTGTAAGCTTAAATATTCTATCTTGGCAAAAGATGAAAAGGTTATCACGAAAAACTTTTAATCCTGTTATATTATCATCAACTTTAATAGAACCAGCACCATTCGATGCTTGAAAATCATCTTCATTAAACGGTGAAGAAAAAACTATTTCTTGCGGATTTGAAGACATTCCTGCATAAAACATATGACTTCTAAACGAAGCTACGTGTTGAGCATCTGTAGGAACACCACTTGCAGTAATTGTAGAAACAGTATTTCCAGAAATAACGCGAGGATTATCTGCTCCATTTACAAGAATAAGTTTTTCCGTATTTTCGTAGTTAAATCTTTCTCCCATATACCTTCCGCTTGCATTAAGACCTGTTTCAAGATTTGTCCAAGAACTTCCTGCGCTACGAGCTAACGTACCGTTTGAGATAGCAAATACTTGATCATTATACACAAACACACCTTGAACAGTGTTGCTTCCGTTTACTTGAGAAGAAGAATATTTTGAAGTTCCGCTAAGTCTTCTGTACCCACCAAGAATTGACGGTTCAAAATTATTTAAAATTGAAGCCGCTCCCGGCGGCATTGAGTAAACGTCTTGATCAAGAATAAGTCCACCGGTAACTGTAACAATACTGGAAGTAATTTGTTGTGTCATTAGATATGTAATCCTGACGCAAATATATAATTTCTTTTATTAATAAGTTCAACCCTCATTCTGGATAAACCTTCTTTATAATCTTTTTCAGATAATTGGGCTGCGGGCATATTAGCCCTTACAATGTGAACGTAGTACTTTCCTCTGTTCACAATTACATCGTCGTATCGTGAAGGAAGATCAGGAGTATCGCCGTGTGCATCTAAATCAGTGTGAGTTTTATAATATTCGTATCTTACGCTTAAAGTGCTTCTGTCTGGAACAGGGGTAAGACCGTATTTATCGTCAAATGTTTCGTACACATACTCAGGAGTACCAAATTGTTCTTTTTGAGTAGGGTCTAAATCCCTAGCTGAAAATTTATCGTACCACTCTTCATACGATATAAATTTTAATTGTCTTGGCGGCGTATCTTCAGATACTTCAACATTGTCTACTTCGTAGTTAGCAGATGCAGAGTTAACAAAACCTACATATGTTGTAGTTGTTGTAGCAGCAAACTTAATAGCATGATACTGCCCATCACCTAAGTTGTCAACACTTAATGTTTGTGTGTCTATTTGAGTTCCTCCAGAACCTGTTCCTATGTTCAAAGTAATATCGCCTCCAAATGTACGACATCTTAAAACATATTGTTTATTTACTACAGTACTGAATGACTGTTCTGCACCAGCGGAGTTAAGTCTCATAACACCCGATGAATGAGAAGGACTGCCAGATGTTGTAGACCAAGAATTAATGTTAGAGTCAAACGTGCCATTTGTAATAAGATTAGTTGGAATAAGAATAAACGTACCCATCTTAACTTTTCTAGCATCAGAAGGAAAGCTATATTCTTGTGTTCCAGCAGTAAGAGAATCAGTCTTATCGCTATGAATAAAAGGCCACTCTACTTCAGAATTGTAGATATCGTGAACACTTTTATTAACCATGTTCTTTGCGATAGTCTGAATACCTCTAGAACTCGTAAAATTACTTGCTGTAAGTTCAGGTTCGTTTAGCTCGTTAAGTATTCTATTCGTTAGTGATAGAAATGTAGCCATTTTTTATCCATGCTGTTTTAAAAAAATAAAAAGGAATGAAGTGTGAGGGAGAAATTAATCTCCCCCACAACAACATATAACTTAGGCGAACGTAACCTTCTGAGATTCGTTACCACCTAAACCGTCATAGGGAGCAACGATAGCCCAAACACGTACAACCGCGTTAATGGCTCCCGTAGCAACAACAACGTCAATAGTGTCGGCAGCGGTATAGTTACCGTAGCCGATAGAGGTAG